CACAATCACCTGTCGTTAAATTCACTCCATCTCCTACAAACCAATCATAAAAATTATCATAGTTCTGAGATGAAACAAAAGACTTGTCATAATAGTAACTATCTTTTCCACATTTACTACCCTTACCCTCTCTACTAAACTCAATGTTCATTCTAATTGTACTACCTACAGGAATATCAAAGTCTTGTGTGGAATTGTTTAAGTTAAGAAAATATTTTAGTTGAGGATATTCTCCTTTATCTTTTTGTTCAAATTGACGTTTACCTAAATCTATTATAGAGTTACTATCATAGACAGCATCAAAGTTGTTCGGGTTTACTTTTACATATACTCCTGATGGAGACTTAACCCCAAACTGAGGAGGGTCTGCAGGGTCTAAAGTAAAGTCAGCAGGCTTAGCTTCTTTATCAAGGATTGTAGTCCATACACATCCATTGACTGCACCACTACTATCTGCTTTTACTTTTAACCTATCTCCTTTATTTACTTTAGCTGCATTCTCACCCTCAAGTAAAAACCATATTGAATTTGTATCTACTTCTTCTACAAAGAATAAACTATATATAGTCTCATACTTGTGTACGTTTTCTTGAACTACCCACTTGTATCTTGTTGCCCATTTTGGAGCAAGCATATCTACCGGCAGGGTTGCAAATATTTGATTCTTTCCTCCTGAGTTACCACAGGGTACATGCACAGTATTGAACTCACTAACTAACGCAGTAGTAGCTCGATTAAAATTATCCATGTATACAATACCTACCTCATAATCTCTATCACTATGAAGGCTTCTAAGATTGTCAGTGGTTTGCCAAAACGCATCCACAAATTGTATCTCATAATATTCATATAGATTAATCGCACCATTTACATAATAAGCTGCAACTAAATCTAACTGTATAATATTACTACCCGGATTAGCAATAATATCAATAGCTTGTCCTATAGCTGATATACCACTATCCACTTTGCTATATGCCCCAAGGTTTTGAGGTATCAAACAATTCATCTCATCTGTAAGAGTTGTCCCAAGACATGCGTCTGCAAATGGTTGTATGGTAGCATTAGTTCCTATTGCTGCTAAAAACTCAGGGCTTGTTGCAAGGTCATATACCGAAGGATAGTCTTGCTGTAAAATAAAAGAAACATCTATATCTACATTCCCTGTAATCTCAGTAGGAGGAGATGTGCCTGCAAATGAATCATGTCTAAACCTTATGGTAAAAGATAATACCGCTCCTTCATTTAAAAGCTTTCCTGTTAAATCAATAGTAAATCCTGCATTGTTTATTGTTACAGGAGTAAACACTGTATAGTCTACATCTACAAGTTGAATTAAATTAGCTTCAAACTCTTCTATTATAACAGCACTTTGCACCTCAGTAGTATAGTTTAACTTAATAGGATTATCATTAGCATCTTTTAAATCATAACCATCTATATAGTTACCATACATTAGTCTATTACCCATTATTGTTTGTGCCTTTGCAAATCGTGGCACGTTATCATATAGTCTTAATATCTCTGAGCTTGATAAAACAGTATAGGTTTTACTATTGTTAAACCTATAAGTATAATCTACATTATCTAACCACCCTTCTTCTGCTTTATTAAATTTTTCTATAACTCTTATAAGAGAACTATCTGAATCTTTAAATAACAATTCTATATCTTTTACAAGAGGACCTCCTGCATTAAAAGAAACATCTACTTGATTATACAAGTTTGTCATTCCTGTGTTTAAATAACTTGTACTATCAATAGAATAATTAGAAGCTAAGAATGCTGCCTTTGAGAATTGAGACGTAGCACTATATTCTCCATCCGCATATCTGTATCTATACGCAAAACAAATAAATCTTTCCTTAATATAGTTTTCTTGATTAGGTGCATTAGCTCCGGGGAAACTCCACTTCGGAGCCATTACAGGCGGAGCTTTAATTACAAGTAAATCATCTGCTAATGTAGACTCATCTACTCCACTTCCTATGGGATTAGGGTCTGCATAGTTTCTTGTAATATTTATTTTACGAGGAGGATTGTAATCATCTGTAAAGAATAATAAATCCTCTACCATATCTACTCCTGTAATAAGATATTTAGAATTAAAGTTTAAAGTTGTATTAACACCACCACCATCATCAATGCTAATCACATGATAGGTTAATAAACTTGTAGCTACATTAAAAGATAAAATTAAATCTAACTTCCCTGTGTTAGTACTACCTGAAAAGTTTGGGTCAGTAACAAACCAATAAATTGTTTCTCTTGCTCCATCTTCAAAGGCTCCGATACATTTGGCATCATCACTTAATGCAACTGAGTTATAAGTAATATCACTTAAAGCAGTATTACCTTTAGAGTTTTCTACTGAACCAATCTCAGTATCTTCTGTAGAACCAAGACGGACATTCATTGCATCAATGTATTCTCCGTTAGCTACAAGTCTTTCGTCAATAGACTTGTTCATTCTACCTTTTATAAAATTTCTTTGAATGTTCGGCATTCTATTTAATCCATTTATCTCTTCCTCGTAGATTCATTAAGAGTCTACCCGGATGAATATTACTTATTCTAATCTTAGCATTACGAAGCAAAGCTGATTTACTTTTCTGTGCTCGTCTTACTATGTATTCCTGCACACCTAATTTACTATTTAAAATAGCATATTGAATGTATGCATATATGTAATCCTCAAATAATTTATTAACTGTAACATTAGAATCAATACCACCTTCCATACCATCTGACACATATTCTAAAATAATAGTTTCTCCTGCTACACCTGAGCTAAAGTTTATTACTCCTGCTTTATTATCTACTCTAAACGTAGGATTAAAGTTAGCGGTTTCTGTGTTTAATCCAAACCTTGCTCCAATATTATATTCAAAATACCACACACCATCACAACAATATCCTTGTCTACCATTATAAGGACTATTCTCATTTAAGTAAATGCTTTTCTTTGACCCTGTTATTCTGTCGTAATCAAGTTGAGAGTTTTGCGGTGATAATGCATTACCACTTGCATCAAACAATATTCTACAATCATTGTCTTGTAGATATGCTGTCGCTCCGTTGATTTGAATATTCTCAGTAAGAGGTCTTAGTACTTGGTCTTTATATAAAGATATACGAACCCAATTAACATAATCAGAAGGCAATACAAATCTTAATGTATCACACACTGTAAGCTCTAATGTTTTAATTTCTTTAAACGCATCATAGTTTAATTCTTGTATAGCTCTCTTTGCGTGAAATAAAACCTTATATCTTTCTTCGTTATTAACTAACTCATGGTTCCCATTATACATTAACATAAAGTTGTTAACAACATCTTCTAAACTAACGTATTGGTATGAACCCCAATTAGCATTCTCAGGTAAGTTACCTCCGTTCTCGTAATATTGGTATTGAGTTAAATATGCCATGGTTATCTACTTTCTTCTTGAATGTTTTGTGTTTCTTCTGTCTTAGCAAACTGATATACTTCTGTTTCCCTAATAGAAATTCCTGCGTACTCTAATATCTTAACCACTAAATATGGTTGGTCAGATAAAGGTAATTCAAAATCTTGATAATCAGGCTGAGTAGAATCAAACAAAGGAGAACCTTGATTAACAGGTATAACTTTGTATGTCCACTTAGGGTCTTTGGGATACCTAAAGTATTGACAGTTTACTTTCTGCCCTGCTGTTGCATTTATAGTAGAAGGATAAGCTGTAATAACATCTCCTTCCAAAGTGTATGCAGGAAAAGTTTCATTAGGTGCAGTAAGTAAAGAGTTATTCAACATAGTGATTTTAGTATGACTTACTTTTTCCATTTCTCTTAATGGAGTAGCAGCTACACCACTATTAAATAATACTTTATTAATAAGGTAGTAATCACTTCCTGTTGTGGCTGCGGTGGGAACAGTAAATGTATTGGCAGAAATATGAGTTAAGTCAGCACTAACTGAAAAAAATTCAATTACCTCTGCTAATCCTTTCTTTATATCAGCGTAACCTGTACCCGATTGCCTTGTATTCTCTTTATTAATTTGAAAGTTATACGTATAAAAATAATCTTCAAACAAATCTAATTGTGCTTGTTTAGCAAATAGATTAAAATCCTCCGGAGATATGTATCCGTAGTTATTCTTATTTATTATAGATAAAACTGTTTCTCTTACTGAGTCTATCATGTTTTATAGTTTATACAAAGATAAAGAAAAAAAAAGAGGATGTATTTTTTTACACCCTCTCTTTTATAAGTTTAAATAAAGTGGAATTAAACTACAGTAATGCTTGTAATAGTTGTAACACCTGTGTTTGCTACCGCAGTCACAGCTTTATGCCATGAAGTTTCTGCTGCTTGTTGTAAAGAAGCGTTAATTGAATCAACAAATTCTTGAGTTGCACCTGTTGTTGTTAGTTTAAAGTGTTTTGCTCCTGTAAGCTCATACATTCTAACTTCAGTTGCACTTTGAAGTACAACAAAAGAAATTGCTCCTGCGTTTACTAATTCCGTTCCTACGTCTGTAGTGAAAGATAAATATTTAGTTGCCATTGTTTAAAAATTTAATGGGTTAATAATACTACAAAGATACTTAAAAAATATTATTACAATACAGTAAGTTTATTGAAGCTTAATGTTCCTGAAAAACCTACAGTGTTAAATACTTTCTTAGCTATCAAGCAGTATGTAACAGGCTCTTCTCCTTCACATAAAACGACTACACCTGTAAAGAAATATTCTTCAAGTCCCGGTACAAGTAGTACAGGAGTTCCTCCTTCTCCACATTCCGTACCTGTAATAAACGCTATATCTTGCGTACCACATGGTGTACCTGTAGCGGTAGCATACCATCCTGTAACACCTTCTATTGAAAATGATGAACCAATAGTAATAGCACCTAAACCTTCCGGCTCAATCGTTGCAGATAATATTACATTACAATCAGTTGGGTCAAAACCTACTTGAACTACCCACTCTCCCCAAGTGTTATCATTACACTCTACAGATTCTGTAGCAGGTAATTCTCTTATAGGTATTTCTACAAAAGTTTGATTGCTACTCATTAATATTTCCCACTGTTCTTCGAGATAAGTTTTTATTTTCCTTCTTGGGTCTTCTTGATTAAGAGTTAATTTAACCACTCCACCTTCATTAAAATCAGCAGGAATAAATGCTAATTTTGAAGA